AGAACTGTATTGTTATTTTTAGTGACACCTGTAAATGTACCATCAAGAACTGTAAGTATGTTTTTTGATGCATCACTATCTGTAATATCACTATCTAAACGAATTGTAGATAACTCATAGTTAAAATCACTTAGATTAGCTTCATTTAAAACTACCTCAGCTTTAATCTGTGTAAATGATGTGAAAAGAGATTCTGAAGCTTGAATAATCTGAGTCTTTGGTTCAAATACATCAGCTTCTTTTCCATAAAGCATTCTAAATAAAAGCTTAAATGCGTTTGGTGTACCTTTTGCGAGGTAGACATCTCTTGCTTTCTTGAATAATATTTCATCGGTGACTGAATTACCACTAATAGTGAAAGGTGTTAATTGTCTTCTAAAATATTCTTTAAATTCTGTAAGTGTGGTATCAACATCTCGGTATTCTTCAGCATTTTGAATTAAGTCACCAGCATTAGGTACTGTTTTGAAAAGGTTTAGTGCTGAAGTAGAATCACTATCGTTTTGCTGTTCTAAGTATTCATAATATGCTTCTACAAATAATTGGAAGTTAGGATGTTCAGATTTTATGAACTCCGGTAGCTGCTTTTTTATTATTGGCAGTATGTGTTTTGCCATTACTTAGCTCTCGATACATTAAACAAGTTTAGTGAAGCTTTATCATCTTTATCGATGGCTGTCACTGTTGAGTCTCCAACTGATATTTGTAATAAGTAGTTTCCTGCAGTAAGTACATCAAAAGAATCTGGTATAGCTATGAATCCAATCTTACCGTCTTCTGGGTCAAAGTCACTAACATTTATCTCTCCTGTTTCATAATCTACTGTTCCCGCAGTTGTATTTACTATAATATTATCATCACCAATTACATCTACTAATCTAAGAACACCTTTACCATCATCCATAAATTTAGAGAATGTGGTTCTACCTGACCTCTTAAATTGTGTTGAATTTATTACGCCACCTACTGAAGCTTCTCCAGCAAAAGGTGCTGTAAACAATCTATTGTTAAAAGAAAAAGATGAATTATCTAAAACTCTGTTAACAGCATTTACATCAAATCTTAAATTAATTCTTGGATTAGCTGATACTATTGATTTGTCTAATGCTAAAATCTCTTGTGTAAGTTTTGATACAGAAAAACTCTCTAAAAAATCACCAATATAAGAAGTGTTCAGTACATTATAAAGTGCTAATACTTTAGCTTCAAGAACTTCTTTACTAGTTGTCAATTTAGAAGCATCATATTGTACAATTGTTTTCGCAATAATTCTAATAATTTGTGGGTCAACAACCTGTGGTGTGACTGTCACCAAGTTAAATTTAGATAATATATCTCTTGTAATAGTAAGTTTAGCCTGGTCAGTTAAAGCATCACCAGACTTAGGTTTAATAGAGAAGAATACTTTACCAGGTTTACCAACAGTTTCACCACCATAAACATTTAGTGCTTGTATATCAGCATATTCTTTTTTCAATATTGCTTTGTAATCATTTGCTGTGACAGCTCTAAATTGTGCTTGGAAAAAATTAGGTGCATTGTCTTTTATCTCCTGGATAGTTTCTATTGCTCCACCACCTTGAGCTTTTACTGTGCTTACAATAGTAATATCTGTTCTACCATTAATTGCTGGAGTAAATGCATTTACACCATTTGCATCTGAACCATTTGTGACTAGATATGAAACTAAAATCTCATCACCAGCATTTAATGCCTGACCAAGTACACCATTACCAAACATAATTCTGTGTGTAAGGTCTCTAGTTTCTTCTATAAAATATATTGTACTTAAATTATTAACATCATTTGTACCCTGAGTTTCATTTGATACAGGTGTCCATTTCGATCCATTCACTGAAACTACTATAGTTGATGTATCTATGTTCTGATTTAGTAAGTCAAACTTTGGAAAAGATAAATTAGATGAATCTGGTACAAATCTTTGTGTAATTGAATTACCTTCAAATACTTCTACCACTAAATCTTTTGTAGTACCATTTGCCTCAGTAGCATCATACTGTACAGAGTATGCTTTTGTAGTGTAGAAGTTATAAGTTGTTGTACCATCAGATGCTGTAAATAATGAACCTATTGGAAGTTGATAAAGATTTGCTCCTCCAACTTTAGGAATTCTCAAAGTGATAGTAGCTTTTGCACCTTGAGCTGAACGAGGCTGATAATTTAACATCTTTGCTATGGACAATACATTATTTCTCATGAGAGCTGTATCTAAGAACATCTCATTTACTAGATAGTTTGCAGTAAGATTATTATAATGTGTATTGTAAGCTAAAATATCTACTAGTATATTCAGTGCTGAACCAGTAAAGTCATAGTCAGAAAATGTAGCATCATTTTTAAAATACGTAATTATATCTTGTTTAATATCTTTAAAATCCGGATTAGCTACTACCGGTCTTTCATCTGCCATTTATTACCTCAATCTTTCAAGTACGAGGTTTACCTCGTTATTAGTGTTTACATCAAGCAACTCATAGGTAATTCCTATATTGTATGCATTCGCATCAACTAAATCTCCGATAGCTATCTTAATTACGTTTACTCTAGGCTCATGGTTTTTAATAGCTGTTTCGATTACTCGTCTCATATTTTGTATGGTGATATTATCAACTGGTTCAAAGAGTAAAGCTCTTGCATCTGAACCGAAAGTAGGATTAAAAGGTCTTTCATAAAAAGCTGTTTGTACTATATTTTTTAAAGACTGGTTAATCGCAGCGGCACCTTTTTTCATTACTAAATCATTAGTAAGTGGATGTTTAGTAAAGTTTAAATCAAAGTCTAAATATTTACTTTTACGTTGAAATGTCTCTTGTATCGCCATGAATTATTTATTACCGCAGAATAAATAAATCATAAACATGTTTATAATTGGTGATTAATGGCTTATAACGATTCCGAGATAAGACCTTTTCAGACCGACGTAAGTGGCTTACGTTCTGAGTGGGCAAAAGTCTCTAAAATATATGACAAGCGCGGTATAACCGCAATGGATGAGAAACGTCTGTCTGACGACTTAAAGGCCTATGTCAAACACATCGCCCGCAATATGGACTCTGATATCATCTCAGGTATCGATCAAAGAGTAGATTCTGATTCACTAGTACAATTCTTCGGTAAGCCAAATACTTGGAATCGTTTAAGTGCAATAGAAAATAATACTAATATAGGAGATACCGAATGGGCAAAACTACGTTCATTCTTAGATGCGATACCTATAGCGTATGATGATGGAGCCGGTAATCAATATGCTGGTACACCTCATGTTGTCTTAACTGCTGATTCAGATGGTTCTGCAAGATGGGTTAGTATACTTACATTATTAAAAGGCTACTTGCTTAACTTCTTAAAGTTTGACCGTGTTGAACTTAGAAGAATGCAAGGTGAATTAAATGTAGTAAAAAATGATAGTGAAGGTTTCAAATCTGTAGCTCAAAACCTTCCAGACCATTTAGATTCAGACCAACCTACAGCTACAGACTTACTAGAAAGTTTACTTACATATTTTGATGAAACAGTATACGGATTTAGACCTAATGCTAGTACAACAGAAAGAAACACAGTAGCATTTAACAGAGATATATCTTATGGTGCTATTATTAATGACTCTGATACAAACAATTTCTCAGATTCAGATACTAATAGAGGTAGACTATACTATATTAGAAGAAAACTAGCTACAGCAGTTGTTGCAGGTATCATGTTCGATTCTGATTTCACAGATGCTGGACACACAAGAACTTATGGTGCAAACTTATTAGCAAGTAGATTAGGTGGTACTTATCAAACAGTCACAAGAAGAAGTGCTCCACTTCACCAAGGTAATTTTAATTTATTTTATCAATATCTAAATTTTGATTGGATTGCTAGAGACTCAGAGTTTTCTGGTGGTGCTGGTGCTGCAGGTACTATTGATGCCAACTTTGGTAAAGGTAATCTTGTAGATTCAGATTCAAAAGGATACTCTCTTAATTATAGTAAACACGTCACACCTGGTGTGACCATAGCATCCATCGATGATTCTGA